TCATATCAAAGTTTAATATATATCCATGTTCTTTATTCTTGATACCTAGTTCTTTTAATATACTTAAATCAGTTGCTATTATTGGTACACCCATACTTAATGATTCATTAATTGTATAACTATAACTTTCATCATCATTAGCTGTTAATTGTAATAGATAATCATTTCCTTGTATTAAGTATCTTGCATCTGGTCTAGGTTGCATATATACAACATTAGGATTATCACTATTTAATCTACCATCACTAACTATTGTTAATATGTATGGTATATCATATTTATCATGTTCTTTTAAAAAGGTTTCTATGTTCTTTTTTCCTTTAACATCAGTTAATCTACCTATATAAATGTATCTAATAATTTTTTTGTGTTCTTCTAGTGTTAAAGGATTATAACATACTATTGGTTTTATACCACTTAATTCTTCATATGTATCTGCTACAAATTGACTTACAGCCACTACTTTATTTACTCTAGATCCATACGGTTGTAATCCAGTTGTTTTAAAATTTGTTTGTATAGTACCAATAATCTCATTAGCTTCAAATAAATGTAATTGTTTAGCAAAATATGTAATAAATAACTTATTACATTTATATTTCATATTAGGATTAATTTTAATTACTCTTACATATTCTTTTAATTTTTGTATTTGGTTTCTACTTGATTCTTTATCATACATAATAGTAATATCTATATCATGGTATTTTTTAGCTATTTCATTTAACCATGTAGTTATACCAGATATATCTTTTATTTCATGTGTATAAAATATATTGCTATAAACCATATAAACCTCCATTTTACTTAATAAGCACCATAGAGTAGATAACACGTTCTTCTGCAAAAGAATAATTTAGTAATTGTGCAACAAAATATCTAAATAACCACAATAATATGAATCTAACATATTATTTTGTTATCTACTCTATGCTACCTATTAAATAGATAGCACAAAATCAAAATATAATAATACTCAATTTATAGTGTTGAGTTTCCACTTTGTCTATTGCTTAATAGCAATAAAACACGTACTTCTAGTGCCTTTTAATAAGCACCCTAGAGTAGATATAAGGATACTTTCACCGCTATTTGTTAATTCTCCTATATTCTAAAGGTTATATCTACTCTAGGCTGTCTATTAGACAGCCATATAAAAAAACTCATTATTGCACTATGGTTATTATTCCCATCAGCTCTTTGGCTGTATCAGGTGCAATTTTATTATTCAAAGAAAGGTACTACTTTCTTATTTATTTCATCAGCATATGCTAATGCTTCATCTTTATTAATAAAGCTCTTATGAATTCCTATTGCATTTGATACATTATATACTTGTCTTACTTTTACTCTACTATTTACTATTGTATATCTATCTTCTTCTTTTTTAGTAATTGCATATTTGCTTTGTGGTCTTTCTACTTCTTCTATATTATATTCTAAATCATCAATAGCTTGTTCGAACTTCTTTACTTGATATTCTTCTTTTGATAATTCTAGGTTTTCTACTTTTGTAAGTAATTGTACTGTATTGCAATAAAATACTACACCTTTTTCATCATCTTCATATTTACTTATGTCTTTGTTTATTAATGTTATGTGATCCATAAATTTAGTTAAATCTGTTTCCATTTATTATTCCTCCATTTTTTCTTGTTATATTTCTTATTTCTTGATTCAATTCTTTATTAGATTTATATATATCTGGTATTTTATTTACATTCTTTAATTCCATCCAGTATTTTCTTTCTTCTTTATCTTTTATTTTATTTAAATCTATTACTCTAGATTTAATTATTTTATATAATGGTTCATTCTCTGGTATATTATTTAATTTTGCTATAAATTCTTCATATCCCATATTTATTAAATCATTATATTTTATATCTCCATACCTACTGCAAAAAAAAGCATATATGTTATTTATATCATAAGGTATACATATAGATATTTCACTACTTTTACTTTTCTCCACTGGGAGATGTATTACCTACTAATATTTTACCTATCTCATTTCCAAATTCAGTTATTTCTTCTTCTGTAAGTCCTATATCTATTATTAATTCTTCTAATGTCTTACCCATCATAGTCTTTATAATATTACTAAATACTTCTTGTTGTACTTCTTGGATATATGCTTCTTCTATATATTCTTTATTAGAATTATCATATAATGTCTTTCCATCTTTTTTTACTTCTCTTACTAAATCTTTTACTGATATACCTTTTTCAGTTAAATCAGCTATCATTTTTAATCTAGCTGTTTTATTAACTTCTTGTAATTGTTTTACATAATCTACTTTACTATTAAATTCTATTACTTGGTCTTTATATTCTAATTTATATTGATCCATACTTAATTTAGTAAATTTATATTTTTCCATTTATTATTTCCTCCTATTAATTAAAAGTAGTATATATCAAACTCACAGCTACAAACTCATATATACTTTAAAGTTCATAGAAATAAAGAAATTATAATGTGATTCATACAACGAATTTTTACTGGTTAAGATGTGTTTAGCTGTTTTTAAATAATTTACAAGCTTCAGTTGTTTTGTGTATTAGCATATGTCTATACTTGCAATAATAACTTGGTATAGTTGATTTACTTAATTTATTCTTAACTAAATACTTGCAATGTTTACATCTTTTCTTTATACTCTTTATTCTATCTATATTTGTTTCTATTCTTACTATTGTTTTTTTATATCTTAATGTGTCTAGGAATTCATCATTTGGTATTATGTTTTCTACTTGTATTAGATATTCCTTACACCTATCCATAATTATTTTACTTAATTTATTTTGTTCTGTACCTATTGGATTATCTAATATCCTATGACATCTTTCACACCCTAGTACACCATTTTCTTTACATCCTTTACCTCCATGACTACGATTAATCCATATATGCATTATTTGTAAGTTTTCATGTGATCCACATACAAAGCATTTATTATTTTCTCTTTTCTTTATGTATTTTCTAGTTTCTCTATCGTATTCAGTCCAGTCTTTTCTACTCATTATTTCTTATTGTTATTCTTATACCTCCAGTTCTACCTTTTTGTATGGTTTCTTCAGTATAACTTGCATATACTATTGGAAGTTCTTCTTTGAATTTATCTTCATTGAATTTCATTACAGTTTTATCTGGTGTACTTTCTACTCTTGTTATTAGCATTTTTTTATCTGGTGTTTCCCACTTCTTTATATTGTATTTTTCCATAGCTTCATATAACTTTTGTTTTAGTTCTTTTTCTTCTTGTTCTAGTTGTTTATATGTTTCTAATTTATTTTCTATAACTTCTAATTCATGTGATAATTCTTTAATTGGTATTGGTAGTAAATCTTCTTCAGTTAATAATGGATTCTCTTTTATTCTATCTAGATCCATTTTAAATTGATTTACTGCTACCATTATATCATTACATAATTCTTGATAATCTTTAATGTCTATTTCATATTTTTTTAATCTAGTTTCATCAAACTCTTCATTAAAATCTTCTGGTCTTTCATATACTGCTAATACACCTTTTTCTTTATGTGTATTCATCATATAGAATAATAATTGTACTAGATATATTTTATAGTCTTCTATACTATCATGTATTTGACTTGTAGTTTTTATTTCTAGGATAGTATCTTTGTTTTCTCCATCTGTATGACATCTATATCCTAGTTTTTCATCTTCATGTTTTCCCTCTATAAAATTAGTATTAAATAGTTCATTAACATAATCTCTTATTTTTGATTCCATAATATTACCATATTCAGTATATTCATTACCATTGAATTCATTTTCTTGTAATTTAGCTTTATATAGTAATAAATCATATCTGGTAGTGAATGGAGATATACCCATTATTATAGGTATATCACTTCCACCTATCCATTTTTCTCTATCTTCTTTAACACTAGCTTGCATTGTTCTTTTCCTCTACTTTTAATTGTACTAAAGCTGTTCTAAAGTCTATTTGTGTACTTTTTCCAGTTAGTCCATATTTATTACATACTTCTTTTATATCTAGGTTATGTTGTTCTACATATTCTTTTAATTCTTGTTTATAATCGTTTTCTACAGTTCTATTTTGATTATTAATTGCATTTGCTACTTCTTCAGCACTTGCTACACTAGTTTCTATTCCTATTCCTAACATTCCTAATGCTCTACCTATTGCTGAAGTTTCACAATTTTCAATATAACTTGTTTTATTTATAAAACTACTATTTTCCTTTTCGTAAGCCATTCCAGTTCCTAATACTCTAAATGTATTATCTTCGTTATAATAACCTACAATTGCTTTTATTACTACTACGCCATCTATGTTTTGTAGTATTTCAGTCTGTATAGTTCCTTCAGGATAAAGCATTCTAAATGCTTTAATTCTTTGATTAACTTCTACATAATCCTTACCTTTAATATCAGTTGTTTTAAGAGTTTGATTAACTCTTTCTAAATCTTCATATTTCATTTCTTTATTTCTCCTTTTCTATTATATTCAATATATCATATTTTTTTATGGATGTCTATACCCTTATGTGAATATAGACATCTCTTTTTCTAATTTTTGTAATTCTAATGGATCTAGTTCTTCTTTATCTATTTTTTTATCTATCCATTCTGGTATATCTATTACCTTTTTAGTTTTCTTTTCGTTTTGTATTTCTCCTAGTGTTTTATAACCTTTACTTTTCCAGCTTTTTAATATTGCTTCTACATATTTAAATGATTTACCATTATTATCACTTGCTCTATTTATAGCTTCTTTAATTATATCTTCATTAAATTCATTTATGTAGTTGCTGATGATTTCATATTGTCTAGGTGTTAATATTCCTATGTTGTTCTCATAGTAAGTATATATATTATCTTCATCATCTATACTATTCTTATCTATACTATACTCTTCTATTCTATTCTCTCTTAGCATTTGCTTAGCACTTGCTAAGTATTCATATTTATTAGTCATTTCGTTGTAGTTTATTTTACTTTTTTCATCTAGATAAATCGTTTCTTTTATTCTTCTTTTATCTAGCCAATTATTCCTTTTCCAGTCAGTTATAACAACTACACCTGATTCAAATGGTATTATAAAACCTTTTAGAATTAATATCTTTATACTATCTTCAGTACCACCATATAATCTTATTACTTTTTTAGGATTTATAAAACCTTCATCATCTGCTTCCATACCTAGTAAAAAGTATAATGCTTTTGCTTCCATTGGTAAGTCTAGGAAGCCATCAGTATTAATAACTTCTTTATCAAACATTCTTTTACTTGCCATATATATCTCCTATTTACTAAATAATTTAAATATTGGTTTTTTCTTTGGCTTAATCCAGTATCTTTTATATTGTGTTTTTTCTCCATATCTATTTACTGTTGATACCCATTCATCTTCTATTATCATTTCTTGTCTTAATTGTCTTATGTACTCACTTAACCTAGTACACCCTAAATCTTTAAATGCATCCCATGTTGTTATAGATCCAAATTCTACCATATAACTTAATATCTTATTTTTCATAATATAATCTCCTTTTCTTTATTTCTATTTGTTTATTGGTATTATTCTTATAATATCATCTTCATACCATTCTAGATAGAATTCTCTACCATATTTCTTAACTAATACTTTAGGTATAATGATTCTATTCTTCTGGATTTCAGCTCTTTTTCTCCATTTCTTAATCAGCTTCATATCTTTATCTCCTTTCTATTATAAGTGTACCACCTTATATGATATTTTTCAATATAAAAG